TGAAATAAACGGTACTACAACGTCTCGCGTGGATTCGGTTTCTATAGTCTTTGGTCTTTCTCGGTCTATAATACACGCTGCTCTAAATTCTTCTATGGTCATGTCGCCACCAAATACGTCAAGCCTGTAACGATTTGGTGCGGGTCTCACAGAACCCGAATTGTTATACATTCGTCGACGCATCATGATAATGTTTCCACATATAATACTTCCTTTGTTGATACCATACCGATCTATGGCATAAGATTTCATACAACTCCAGGAACAAAAATTACCTGTCGTTGAAAATTTATTTCGAAGTTCGTCGTACCCGTAAGGTAGACTAAGGGGTTCGGTATCATAGGGGTGACAACACCACCAGCACCACATAATCTACTCTTTAAAAAAATATGCCCTTTAAGTAGGATGAATGCTAATGGGTATTATTACAACAACACAGGTAATAACGGTGGACTCACAATATTGCTATTGTTGATAATACTCTCTATCATGTTATCACTTTCATCATCATCAGCATACATGGCTTATGATTTGGTGTCAACGGTAGTCAAGGCATCACCAGAAGTTGTTGCTTACGAGAAAGGTCTCGATGAAAAAACAGATCTGAAAGCCAAACAGATTAATCTAGACGGAGAACAGATTAGAAAAGATATCCGGGACGAATACAGAAAAACATGTCTGGTAGATGTGAAAGATGGAAAGTGTCCAAAGGGTATGAAACCACTCAAGGATGGGTGTTGTGAATTTGAAGATCCTAAAACAAAAACAAAGTTTCAGAAATCACTTGATATAACTGCCGACATCATTGAAACATTGGTTGTGAGTTACATGGCCGAAGTTGTCGTTGTAAGTGTAACTAATGCTCTCACTAAAGGTGCGTTGGCGACGGCTAAGAAAAAGGCAGCTGTAGCGGCTGCATCTAAAACTGCTGCTAGAGTTGGAGCTAAAACGGCGGCAAAAACCGGAGCTAAAGTTGGTTCTAGACTATCTACTAAATTCACATACGGTGCTTCATGTGGTCCACTCTGTCTAGCGGTGATGATTGCATTTGAAGTATTTTCATTTGCACTAGATATGACGGATCCATTTGGTTTCAATAATTTCCAAGCAAATCAAGTTGTTCGAAACCAACGTAATTACATTGATGTCCAGATGCAGAAAAAATTAGGAAAAGCTTACCCCATGACATTTCCAATGACAGCTGCATTTCCAGAATATGAAGTTGAATTTCAAAAGAAAATGACGTCCGAAGTGCTTGCGGATGCTTTCAAGCTTTTGGATAAAAATACACTCGTTGAATTACTTTCAGCTTCATTCGGTAAAGAAGGTGGAGATTCTGAATTGTCTGAAAAATTAGAAAAATCACTTGAAGCTGCCTTGGATAAAGCGATGAAGAATACAACAAAACGTGACAAGATTGTGTACGACTTTTATGCCTCAAAGGGTAAAGCTAAACATATAGAAAAGGTTCCTTTCTTGTCAAACGAAGAGCGTATAGGTGTAACTTTGTCTGAGTATGGTGCCAAAGAATATAACAAACGTATGCGTTCTAAACATTTGGATTTTTCAAATCCCTTCAAACCTGCATCGGGTCCCATACCGGAAGACTACACACCATTCGTAGCTAGCTACACAGATACATACAGAGTCATAAACTCGGCGGACCCAGGTAAAGAAACACAACCAAATGTTGTTAATAGACAATTATCGAGAAAGGTCTGCCTCGCTCAACCTTATGGAAATCTCATATCATATTGTGAATATGGTGTACGAACCTCGAAGCATAATCAACGTTTGAATCCATCTGCGTATGGTGTAAAGTTTAACTATGAACGAGGTGATTGTGACTTTACAAAGGACTATTGTATACGCCTGGGTCTTGATTTCAAAAACAATGATTGTAAACTTGGACCGGGTCAGAAATTTTTTGAAACTATACTCGGTAAAACAATGGTCAGAACTTATAAAACAGATGTCCAGCAACGAGTACAGGCATGGAAGTCTGGTGACCCAGCAAAGATTGCGATGGCTACATTGACTCTACCAATCGCTGGCCTCACACCGTGGATTTCAAAACTCGTGAGCGCGATCAATGACACATATGGTCGCGGTGTAGGTACTGTACCTACTAGATGTGGTCCGGACAAAGAAAAGAAAGGTGCTTTGTGCTACCCGAAATGTCGCCCGGGTTACAAGTCAAGAGCATTAGAATGTGAAGGAACTTGTCCACCTGGATCTAAAAATACGGGTTTAACCTGTCTTAAAGGTATTCATTCCTATATACCAAGTAATAAATGTAGTAATCCATTCAGAAAATGCTTTTACCAACGCAAACCGTGTCGTCCAGGGTTTCGATACAGAGGAAGTACTTGCAACCGCGAATGCCCGGGTTTCAATTTTAGATCTGGTGCACTTGGTACGGCATTCTGTGACAAACCCAGAAATCGATATTCAAGAGCAGGTAAACCTGCACCGTTAGATTGTCCGGAAGGTAAAGTTAAGGACGCAGGTCTTTGTTACAAGCCATGTAGAGAAGGATATAGAGGTAATGGCCCGACATGCAAGAGAACGGAAGAAAGTAAACATACCAATATTTATGACGTGTAAAAAAAATATCAGGCTAATTTAAATATGTCGGCTAAACTGGCTAGAAGTGCTGCAAATGTCAGTGAGTCGGCTCTTGATGCGACTCGCGCATCTCTTAAAAATGCAGACACGTTTATGGATACATTTAAGGGTATCAGTAAAACTGACATGTCTAAAGTATTTAAGAGTGTAGATCCCGACGATCTCGCGAAGACAATGAAGCAATTACCAGATGATGACTTGATAACCATTGGTAAAAGTCTCGATCAAACAACAGTCAATCGTCTCGCCAAGACGAGTAATGGTCAGGATCTTCTTGCTAAGATGGGTCGTGGACAGGTGACAGTCGGTACCAAAATTTCAAAGGCTGCTCGTGCAGGTGGAGACTTCATGAAGAAATTTGGTACTAAAACGACCGGTATCATGAAAAAGTTATCAGATTCTACGAAGAAGGGTCTCAGTCGTCTCGCTAAAAAGGCTGATGATACACCAGCTCAGCAAGCCAAAAAGTTGAAAGAAGAAGGACCAGAGGTCGCCAAGCAGGTATCTAAAGAAGCACCGGATGCCGCAAAGGCCGCGGATGACGCCGTCGAACTCTCCACAGAAGCAAAGAGTGGCCTCAAGAAATTGGGTGTGTACGCCGCGGGTGGCACGTTGGCGCTCATGCTCGTCTATAATACCATGAACCCGTTTCAGGCTATTCGCGATGCTCTCAATGATGTTGGCTCAGTTGCTGAAGGTGTCAAAGAAGTTGCCGATGCCGCTGCGGGTGCCGCAAAGGATGTGGCTACGGGTGGGTTTAACTTCGTTTCATTCGTCACAAAGAATGCGTGGATTTCCGGGTCCTCGTCAATTCTGTTTATGATCATGTGTGTTGCTTTCATAGCGATGTCATTCCTTGGTAATAGTGGTGGTGGTGGTGGTGGTGGAGGAAGAAGAGTGTACTTCCGCGCACGTAATTAAAGAAATAACAGGTCCTTTAAGTAATGATTCTTAGTATCGACGTAGGTATAAAGAATCTCGCAATGTGTTTGCTCAACGAAACATCAAACCTCGTGGTTGAATGGGATGTATCAGGTGTCCCACCTCAGCACTCCGATGGCATCTATGTTTCTTTAAGAAAACACCTCGATGCTCGTCCATGGATACTCAACACAAAGACAGTCTTGATAGAAAAGCAACCAGACAGAAACAAAAAGATGGTCTCGGTCATGCATTTCTTGCACGCCTACTTTATCATTAAGTGTCCAGATGCAGAAACTATCATCTATGATGCTCGACACAAGATTCCAGATGTCGCCGGTCCGGGTAGATCACAATATCTGAAAAGAAAGAAAGTTTCTATTGAGAGATGTGAAGAATTCATACGACAAGATGATGTCAATGCTCATTGGCTTCCAGTATTCTTAGAGTCAAAGAAGAAAGACGACTTGGCAGACACTGTCATGCAAGCTTTGAGTTTTGTCAATCGAGTCGAAGTCAAATCTACGAAAAAGATCAAAAAGTCTACAAAGTTGGTTCCGAGACGACCCAATGAAAACCAAAAGGCAACCAAATATTCAAAATCAAATCTCGCGTGGATTTATCTGAACGACGAAAAACATACACAAACCAAAAGATTTGAAAAGGATCTTAAGAGGTACTACCGAGATCTCGGTGACTTGATTAAAGAAATAAATGGATAAGGTTTTAGATAAGATGCAAAAAGATGTCTTGGATCACGGATTTGTACGCTTGGTTGACCACATGCCTCAACAAGACCTGGACACCTCAATCGTCCAGGCAGCGAGAGTCTCGTATGGAGATGGGACTAAGACCTCAAGAGGTGACCGAGGACTTTTACGATATCTCCTTAGACACTGGCACACAACCCCCTTCGAAATGGTGGAATTTAAATTTCACGTCAAAATGCCAATCTACATCGCAAGACAACATTTTAGACATAGAACATCATCCGTCAACGAACTTTCCGCCCGCTACTCCGTCGTACCGAAACAGTACTACAACCCCGGGGTTCTGAGAGGTCAGTCAAAAGTCAATAATCAGGGATCTGAAGGTGTCATTGAAATTGATGAAGAAAGAACTCAAAAAGTTGGAGAACATTTGGAACACTCCTTTGAAGTTTATGAAGATCTCCTTGAACAGGGTGTCTGTAGAGAACAGGCTCGTGGTAATCTTCCGCAGTGCACCTATACAGAATTTTATTGGAAGATCAATCTACACAACTTGATGCATTACCTTCATCTTCGTATGGATGAACACGCACAAAAAGAAATCCGAGATTACGCCAACGCCATCTATGAGCTCGTCCAACCGTTGGCACCTATCACCATGGAAGCCTTTAAAGATTTCCGAGTCAATGCCATGCATCTCACGGGACCAGAAATTGAAGCCCTGGTTAACGGCACATCCATCGAAAGTCCGGGTGAACGCCGAGAATTCGAAGAAAAGTTAAAGCGACTTAAATTAGATGCGGTTCGAAAAGAGAGTTCTGAGTAAGGCTTTGTGTGAAGACTTAATCAAAACCACAAATAAATACAAACTTGATATGTATCACGAACCAGTTGATGGCAAACCTGTATATCAAGTTGATATTTTCAGTGATTGTTGCGTCAAAAATAAAGAATTATGGGACAAATGTAAAAATCTCATTCCGTACACACCGGGTTTTGTTTTCTTAAAGAGATATGCACCTCACGAACGACCAAGTATGAATACACACACGGATACTAGTCGATACACTATAAATTTTTTACTGTCTGACAAAAATGATTTCAAAGGTGGCGAATTTTATATTTTTTACAATGACATATGTCTTCCTATATTATGTTATGATCAGGGTGATATGATTGCTTACGAAGGAACTAAACATTTACACGGTGTTTTACCTGTGAGGTCAGGCTACAGATATGTTTTAACCTTTTTCGTGGAACTAATGGCTTAAAAATTAAATGGTAGTACATTGTAAAATGCTTACCATCCAAGTAAGTGCATCCAAAACATTCTCTAAGAAGAAGCTTAAGAGGTTCGGTAAGAAACTTCGACAAGAAAGACGCGAAGATCTTCGACGCATGTCCGAAAAGTTCAAGGACATCGCCAAGGATGAAGAACGTCGCGTGAAGGACCTTTTCAAGCAACATCGTGAGTTCTTCGAAGAAAAGCAATCGACGTCTATCGATTTTTACGAGAAATAAATGTGAACCACAGGGTACTAAAAAGGAAAGTCCCGAATAAGAAAATATTCTCTTGATCCGCGAACCTATCAGCCATCATGGCACATAATATACTATACTGAGCCATTCGTATTTCTCGTCTCGTTTTATCGATCGACCTTTTCATGGCTGTTCTAGACTTTTCAAGGCCTAGAACAGCTGTACTTATATTTTTGACACGTGTTGGCATTTCAGCCGTTGTGGTGATAATATCTTTTACGTCAAACGTCTCGGTTATTTTGTCTCGTATCAATGGTTCAAGATATGTGAAATAGTTAAAGTTATCGTCGAGGCGTAAACATATTCCTTCGATAGTTGAAAATGTTTTGGCCAAGTAGATGAACGACGAAGGTATCACGAATGGTTTTTCATCTGCGAGAGTCTTCATGAGTTCATCTGACACGAGTTCATTGGGATTCAAACTTTCCATGTAACCCAAAATTAATTCAAAAAATGCTTGAATATCTTGAAGATCAGCCGTAGGAATAATAATTTTTAGACGGACCAATGTATCGACAATACTTTTCGTATCCTTGTTGATGATGTGAACCAAGAGTTCCATGAAACCATTTTTCAATTCTTCGGTGATTGGTATTACGAGACCAAAATCGTAGAACACCAACTTTCCCTTGTCAGAAAAACCAAGGTTACCCGGATGAGGGTCTGCATGAAAGAATCCCTTTTCCATAGTCTGAATGACATACGAATTAATGATAGCTTCACATACTTTCTTTTTATTGACATCTGGGTCTACAATTTCTGTAATCTTAGTTGAATCGACATACTCCATGACGATGACATTTTCGTTGGAATATTCGGTATAAACTTTTGGTACCTTGAGCCATTTGATGTCACGCATATTCTTTCGAAAGTTTACAGCATTCTCAACTTCTTGAATATAGTTAGCTTCACCCAAAAGATTGTCAATTGTTTCATTA